GACTTTGGTAATTTGCTGGTATAAGTAAACGGTGGTTGAATACATAGGATCCTCGAACAATATTTATGGGTAATGATATCTTTCAAAAGCTGGCGGTGAAATATCCGTTTATAACTCTGTGCGTTTACGCCAATGAAGAATATGTGGGTGTAGTGCAAAACAAAGACGATGCTGTTACCACCATCTATGATTTTGGTGCTGTGCTAACACAAGATGCCAAGCTAGAATACCTGGAATTAGCAGCCACTTGGTGGTGGGAAAGCAATAGAAGCATACCTATAAACATCTTTTTGCGTGGTGAGTGGGACAAGTTTCGTCCCACCTTGCGCACATTTTCCAACAAAGATCTTGAAATTTTACACGGACCAGCTTGCAGTTTGATGGACATTGCTCGCAAGAAAACCAAGCGAAAATCAATCACGCTGGTGCGACGTCTTGATTGAGTAGATTCATGTGTAGGGCTACCAAAGCCGCGTAGGAAACTGCGTGGCTTTTCTTAAATGTATATCCGCGTGAGTCATCCCCGTTCCACACTTCGGCAAATACTTCTGCCCAAGGGCGGTTTTGTAAGTGTGCTTTGCCTGGGCGAATAACTGAAATAAACGCTGCCATTCTAGGTATGCTATCTGGTCGCATTGACGCCATTAAGTCTACATAATTGCCCACATGCACAAGTTGACTGGTCCAGGCAATATCAGTCCACAATCTCTGCCATGGCGGCGTTGCTGCCAGCATTTCAGCATAGTGTGCGGGATTACGGATCAATTGATACACACTCATGTTCAGCAAGTCTATCTTGAAGTATCCACGCTGTTCTGCTGACTCATAATCTATGGCTGCACAGCCATTGGGGATGTCTCGAGGAATGTCTGTGACATAGATACCTGAATTATGGCGTCGCACTTGACCTTGATGCAGTTGCCGTGCGGCAGTGTGCTGAATAAGTTTCAGCACAGCCGTTCTGTCCGGCACATCAACGTCAATGTCTGCGCTCATTTTGAATCAGTACCACAAAGTGCAGTTACAACTTGCAGTTTCTCTCGGGCCAGTTGAACTGCTGCTAAGGCATCTGCCACTGTGGGATGCTTGGCTGCCAAGGCAGCAATGCGCCATTCTTCATCACGCTTGGCTCGTGCCCAATCCAACAGGGTTTCGGCGTCTGATGAGAGTGAAATCATAGGATGTGATGAGTGAAGCTGTTGCCAGGAGTTGCCATCATTAATTTCCAAACAATTCATGCTGGCGCTCCACCGCACCATGCCTGCTCCGCTGGCACCTGGACTGATGTATGGATTGGTGTGCATACCACCCGACACTTGAATGTATTTGCTGCCACTAATATTTCTAATCATAATGCTATTATAGCCACAAGGCCAATGTAAGTCAACTGATGCGCCATCTGATCCAAGCCCAAGTGTGCCCAAAAGCTGGGATTCTGAAGGTCTCGATTGCCCCAGTTCATCTTGGCCCAATCAATATGATAATGTAGCACAGCATCTATCACGCCCATTATTACACTGGCTGCCCAGTATGCAGGGCCTACCACCAGCCCAACGCAGACTGCTGTACCAATGCCTTGTTTGAGACTGTGACGCATGCCCAGCCAGTGACCGTAGATGCCTTTGTGATTGACCTCCGTCATATCTTGATCCACAAAGTCAATGTACCAGTGCTTGATCTGTAGGAGTATGAGTGTTAAAAATATCACTGTTGCCAAGTTACCAACCTGCCTTGCTCAATATGTCTTTTGCGTATTCCTGATCAGCAGGATAGTTGTGAAACTTCTTTTGCCACACATCTGAGTCAATGTAAGGCCACACCATGCTGATTTGATCAGGGGAGAGTTCACTCAAGAACTGTTGCCCTGACTCTGAATTGTAAATCACCCAAGGTGATATCCTGCCTGTTGTGACTGCATAGCACATGGCCGGAGTGCTGCCGTATCTCAAACAGTCCTGCGGTTGTGCTGAATTCTTTTCTGCCCAGTCCATTCCAAACTCCACTGCTCGTGCCAATGCATCGTTTACATTCTCCACAGGCAAATGCTGTATGAGATATTCTGTGTACAATTGATCACTTGCCCAACGATCAATTTTTTTGTTGTTCTTTAGCAACCACTCAAGAAACTGCTTGGGATTGATAGTTCTTGTGCTCACACAATAGCGGCCAAACTTCACAAACGCACGATAGTAAGGAGAGTCTGCAAAATCGTCAAAAGTCTTGAGTTTAGCCGATCCTTGACTCATCTCATAGAATCGTATGTAGGCTTGAAAGCCCAGTTCCACACCACGCTCCGCTCGTTCCTGTCTGCGCCGCTTGGGTTCACACACATGCACCGCCAAAGAAGTTTCTTTGATAAAATCTTTCTTGCAGTATTGGCATTGGGTCATTGTAGTATTTTATGCTCTTGTATGTAATTTGTCAAGAACTCATTGAGCTTTTGATGGTGGCCCACCGCTGGATGCGTCATATCTGGAGGAACATGCGGTGCGCCGGGCGGATACTTTTTAGGCTCTACTTCCTGGTCAGCTTGCCAGGCAGTTGCTCGCCATCGATATCCATCAACAATTTCCGGACAACAAAACAAACGTAATCTTGGATTGTCAAGGTGCTCGTGATACAGATTATCGGCCTGTTGAAACATCAACACTCGGTGTCCTCTGGATTTCAAACTGTCAATTGTGCTGAGCATACGATACATGAGGTCTTCGGTGCGGTCTAAAATGCTGTACACTTCAGTTTTGAGTTTGATATCCACAAACTGTTCAGACTCTTTTTTGTTCCATCCTGTTTGCCATCTGTAAGCAAACTCTTGATTTTGAGGATTTACCCATCGCCCTTCAAAGTCGTTTTCGGGTTCACAGATGGGTATTTCTAATCTACTAAGAAATGTCATGCCCAACACATACAAGGTTGGTGGTGCTGTGTAACTGTGTTTGAGAGTGGTTCGAAGTATTCGACTATTAGCACTACCACTAACAGCAATGCTGTGAGCAGTGGCTATGTCTAGCCTATGTGCTAGATCTTGCTGGCCATTGCCCAATGCATAAGAATGTGTATAACTGCATCCGTTTACAACCAATTGCTGTATCATTTTTCATTGCCGCTTGCACGATTGTATGCGTCAATTTCTTTCTGTGTTGTAATTGCTGCCATCACGTCTATCTCATCGTCCTTGTAATGTGGGTACATGGCTACCAATGCTTTGCGTTTGGCACTGGCACCAGCTTGTTTTTTCTTGGAGGCAATCCAGGGGTGGCGTTGAGATCCCAAGTCTGGACTCACACTGGTAGCCATAAGCCATTGTAGTTTTGGATGTTTACCTACATTGAAGAAATGTTTGTTCAGTCGTTCGTTAGTGGCAATCACATAAAACTCTTGAAGTTCTCTCGAACCTTCTACTGCCGAACCCCAACGTATCATGAGATAATTTGAAAACTTTTTCTTTTCCTCAGGGGTGAGATCGTCATAGAATGATCTCACCTTGCGGTCAAACATCTTCATCTCATTGGCAATGGTCAGTTTATCACTCATCAGTTTTGGTCAGTCTGTAGATCATTATAGCACGTTCTAGTGCGTCTTGTAAAGTGGGATTGGTTCGAGCAGCTCTGCGTATTTGTCCCCACAGTTTGTCCTCCATTAGGTGATCATGCAATGGCCTACCGTCCGACGTTCTAGCATCATATTCGATTTTGTGCCCGGTTACAGGATCATATGCATAGCCCATTAACTTACGGTCAGAAGGATCAGCACCAAACTCTCGAGCATACACTTCGTTGCCCACACGTTCATAAATGTATGTGGCGCCTGGTTTAAGGGTTCCCATACTGGTAGCCGTATTGTAAATGTGCCCAGCGCAGGAAACGCTCTAAGCCTTCACGGTCGTCAGGATAACTTTCCAAATACACTCTGGCCAGTCTATTGATGATTTCAAATACTTCAGGTTCAGTGTAGGGCATTACCAGGCCTTGTTGTAGTCCACAATCTCGCAGTTGCGGCTGACATCTTTGACAAAATACACACAGTCAGGATCTGCACCTTCACTTACAGGCACTGCCAGCAGTTGGCCGTTCTTGAGTTTGGGTGCATACCACGACACTTCATGGTAGACATCTAAAATTTCAATGTCGGGAAAGCTGGGACGAAAGCTGGTTAAGGGATTGAATTGGAATACTTTAAACCCACGATCATTTATTGATGTTAGCGGCAACACTTCTAGATCACCAACGTCAGGCTCGCCAATCAAGATCTGCCAGTCCATGGGCATCTTTATTGTATGTTCCCCAATGCGTAGCACAAGAGCAGGAGCATTGAAGCTTTCCAAAAAAATCAAGGGTATAAAGTGATAGTCAGGCTCTGCTGGATTCGAATTGTCTAATATAGCAAAACGCATGTCATCTACTTCTTCAGGCAGGTGATCTAAATCGTAGGTGGCATTGTCTAGTGTAAGTATTCTCATGTTGTCATTTTACTTGATGTGTGGCAGATTGTCAACGATTTTACGATGAATATTCGCAGCCACTTGCTCTTGTGTGGCACGGTCTGTATGGAATGGTGAGTCAAATGTTCTATTTTTTACACTAAAATCATAAGCTATTTTTCCAATATCTGCATCATTAAAACATATTGGCAATATGCCAGCAGCTAAAATTTTGTTGTGCCAGTACTCAAACAACCAGTTGTCTAATGTTTGTTGTAGATGTCGGTCAAATAATTCAGTGAGATATTGCTTTGTAGCCTGTATTTTTTCTGGAGAGACTATTGAATGATTTTCCAGGCCCTGAGGTACTGTGCTTAATATTGCTGCATTAAGAGTTCCAGCCCAAGGTTCGTGTGTGCTAGGCATGTGAGTGTTAAAATACACAAAATTTCTTAAACCGTCATCTGGTCGAAATCCATCTTTTAGTTTGATAGTGATACGACTGGCCCAAGTTTTGTTGTAGACAATTACATCAGGGTGGTGCTTTACCGCTTCTTGTATTTGAAACAAGATTCCTGTGTTGCTGAATCCACCATGTGCAAAATGCAATACTTTGTAGCCATATTGATCTTCAAGTATCTGACTAAAATGTCCTCTTAATCCTGTTTCTTTAAGATCAATTGTACAGGCAGTACAATAGCTTTCTCCGCATACTGCAATGGTTATTTTATTTTCATCCATTCTAATTTTTCTTGAGTAAAAGGATAGTTGGCTTCTTTGTAGAATTGTTTGCGCTTGGTTAGGTGTCGCTTGGCAAATTTACAAGTTGATGTTATGTCCCAGATTTGAACATGATCTTTGTCTTCGGCTTTTCTTATCCCACGTCCAATGCTTTGGATAACGCGGACAAAACTTTTCCCGGGTTCCACAAGAACCAAATTAAAAATCCTAGGGATATTAATACCCACAGCGGCAACACCATAGGTAGCCACAATAATCTTATCAACGCTGTCAGCCACTTCGTCATATTCTTCTTGTCTTTTTGTTCCTTTTGTTGCACCGCTTACAAATACAGATTTGTCACCTAGTCTTGCAACAAGTTGTCTACCGCATTCAGTTCTGTCCACAAGCACCAATGTGTTGCCTGTTTCATTCACATGGCGTATGAGTTCAGCCATAGCATCCAGCCTGCCCGACTCTTCCAACAAGTATTTAAGCTCGCTTTGGTAGTTGGAATACTCCACATGATCCTGCAACTGCACAATGTTCACATGGCACTGTGCCAGCACTCCTTGTTGTTGCAGTTCATTGGCACTGAGCTTGCTGATTACAGGACCAAGGCTTACCAACAGGGCCTGGCTTTCAAACTTTTCTTTGGGCACAGTACCGGTCAATCCCCAACGAATTGGCACTCTGGCCATCACACTGGTCAGCAGAGTTTTGAGTGCATCTGCTTTGGCCATGTGTACTTCGTCCACCATCACACATACCACATCTTCAATAAAGTCATGTATGGTGGCTTCGCCTATGCCTGCTTTAGTATTCTTCAGCAACACATTTAGACTCTGCCAAGTGCAAATAGTATGTGTGCGGCCGTGCTCTTTCCTATCACCAAAATAAACACCCACGTCCAAGCCAAGATTACGATAATCTTTTTCAGTTTGTGTAACTAGACTCTTGTTGGGCACAATCACAATTGACCTGCCGTATGGCTCTACTGAGGCGCTTAAGGCTGCTGTCATAATTGTTTTGCCTGCGCCCGTGGCCACTTCCTGTATGCATTGTGGGTTGGTTAGGAAGTTATTCACAATCTCCACCTGATAATCGCGCAACATGATGGGCTTGCCTTCTGCAGGATGCCCCTTGGGCCAGGTCTTATGTGCAAATGTTTGTTCTGTAACTTGATTAAACTCAAACGTGGTAGAATATTCTCTTTGATCATCCAGTTCAATGTCGTAGTTGTAGCGTTCTAAGATGGGCATGATCTCTGGCAAAAGATTGGTGTATGTACTACCACCCAATTGGAAGTAACTGACTTTGCCATCCCATCGCCCCAGTCTCACTGCCGGCAAGTATCTTGCATAAGGCACATCATACTTGAACGCATTGACCAAGGCCTTGCGCACATCTAGATCGATGCCCTCTAGTTTGATGTTTACTTCATCTCGAATTTGTATGGTACATCGTTTCATTGTATATCGACTTTAAGCACCCGTTGTTGGCGTGCTATTTCTTGTATGAGTTCTTGTAGGCAGCCGGTGTACTGCAAATCTGCCACAGGAAAACGCAGTGGTTGTGCTATTGCATTATACACACTTGTGATGCCATGAGCAAGAAAAAAATCTTGATGTTGATCAATATACTCTTGCATGACAAGCTCTTTGACACTTAAATCTCGATTGAAAAAAGCCACGTGGAAATCAGCACTGTAATGTCTGAACGGTTTAAATGCCTCGCCACCTATGTATGTATCATTATCGTATGCTAACTCCTCAACTGTTTTTCCAATTTCGCAATAGTTGAGATACACAGTTCCAAACTTAATTTGCGTTTCGCCCCATTGCATGAGTTGGTAAGGTTCAAGTGTTTTTGTCTTGGGCATGCCAAACCAAGTGCAAACAAATCTTGGCTTAACACCTTCGAGCACAGTTTCACATCTATGCACAGCCAAGTTCAATTCTGACAGTGCCTGTTTCACCTGATCAGATGCCTGTTGCCAGTATTCTGATGTCTGTTGATCTAGCAGTCCATGATAGCGTTCAAAGATGTTGTGCAAGTAATTGAGGCTGTCCTGGCTCCAATCAAACTCACGCTCGATAATAGGAGTGTGTTGGTTGATTGTTTTGATACATTGTTCGATCATAATTTCGGCACGAATGCGCTCTTCCAATTGAGAGCCAAAGCCGTAAAATCTATCTGGATGATCCAGGGGATAACTGCCGCGGGTTAGCATACGCTCAACCCATAACTCAGCAAGGAGAGTTGTTCGTATTTGAAATTGCAGTGTCAATCCTTGGCTTAGATGTATCAGTAGGTGTTGCGGCATTATAACAGTATATACTTACCGACGCAAAAAGTCAAAAAGACAGGTACCGTTTTACGGGTACCTGCCACAAAGCCCGGGCCGGAGCCAACCAATGCCCGGGATAACCTTGGAGGGTTATGCTTTTGAGTTGACTGACGTCTTAAAAAGGAAGCCACACAGGATAGTGATGCCCCAGGCCTGCAACCAAGTCACTTCACTGACCCCTGCTACGGCGCCCACCAAGCACCCGTTCCACAGCATGTACACAGGCCAGCTCAGTAAGAAACTCAGTAACAGAACTCCTGCAATAGCAAGCACAACCGTCCCGACAAAAACTGCAAATTTTTCCATGTCACGCTCCGTAGTATTCTAAACATTTAACTGTGAAGCCTGCTTCACGCTGTTCATCTGCTTCATACTCAGTATCCACCGAGAACAGATACAAGTCACCGTCCCATATTTCATACATGTTAGGCTCCTGCGGGTTTCATAACAGTGGTCTCTGCCAGGCGCTTCCAGTTCAACACTGACATCTTACGCAAGTCCGCAATCTTAAGAGCCATACGCAGACTCATCTCACGCAGACGATTCTTATTCTCGTCCATGAAAGCAATGATCTCGTCTTGCACACACTCGTCAAAGTCGTAGTCTGCAAACAACACACCGTCCTTGGCAATCTGCTTGATACGCAGGACCTTGTCACGCATGGTGTCAAGTGTCAAGTCCAAGTAGTGGCATCGGCTCTGCAATGCATCCAAGTGGTCCCGCAATTTTTGCGAACGCATGGTATCAAACTTCAAGTTGGTAATAAAAATTACCGAACCCTTGAACTCAAAACTGTCTGGAATACCTTCGCTTCGCAAAATGCGACTGTCTGACAACCAGGAAATTTTACGCTTCTTGCCGGAGTCCAAGGCACCCTTCAACAAGTTAAGAGCAACGTCATCCAACAGGATAGAGTCGCAGTCATCAAACACCAACACACAATTGGGATCTGAATACTTGTACAAGGTTTGGTACAGGCCAATGGGACTGGCTGAGCCTTTAACAACCTCGGCCTTAAGGCGTTTGCTGGCCAGCTTGTCAAACAAGCAGGCCTTGTCAATCTCTTGCTCTACACCGTAGCTCTTGCCCACCCCAGGAGGGCCGCTCACAATCATAGCACGGATGTCGCCGCTCACGCAGGCCTTGGTCATCTCATGCAGGATGTCAAAACGCTCACGGATACGGTCCATGGCTTGTTCATCAGTCTCTGCCACCACAGTGGGCTTGAATTTCACAGTGTTTTCTTGCACATGCTCTCCTGAAGTATACTCAATGTCTGAAATGTTTTCTACCTTGATGCGGATGGCATCGGGGCAGTTGGGAAAGGTACCATCATTTTGCACGGTGACATAGCCACCTTTGGCACCAGTTTGGAATCCACTCACAAGAGTGAACACTTGGTTTTGAACAGTTTTGTTGCGGTAAATGCCGCGAACGATACGAATTGCACTCATGGTTGGCTCCTTGGTGTGCTGTTGAACTTTGCTGTCTATGTGTGTATTATAGCAAATTGGGGTTTATTGGTCAACCTTTAGAATTCATTTTATCTAAAATTTCTTGCGACCGCAATCGATCTAATACTATAGTATACATCCAGTATACAAACCCCCCAACAACCAGTGTGGCCACACTGTACTGAAGCAGTTCCACAGGTGCATACTTTATCATTACCTGAATTGCCACTACCATTATGGCTAGATACCCTAAAATTCCTAGGGTTTTTACTGCGGCTCGAACACGAATATCCATATCTACCTTTCTTTGTATGCCACTATTGTAGCAGATTGCCATTTATTGGTCAAGTCCCGATAAGTTGGCGGGTTATGTAATACTATCGTATACACTATTAAACACCTGATCTGTAGGCACGCCATGTTGCTCATAACCCTGCACCACCATGTCAAAATAGCTTTGGTTGGGCAGACTGGGCTCGTTGCCCGGTTGCATAAAATAACACTCTGCAACAAACACTTCGCCACGATGTTCCACTGCAAATTGGCCACGGTTGTAATACCATGGAAAGCCTTCCAGATTGTCTAGGCTGTTCAAATGAAACTGATCAATGCGCCACAGCACACCATCCACATAGGAGCCCTTGCATGGCACTACATCAGCATGAATGGCAAAGCGAAAGGCATGATCAATCAGGCGTGCGTGGCCCAAGCTCAGTGCGCCACGACAGCGTTGAGCCATGCCCTCACGGTTGGTGTTCATTCCATAAGCAAAGTATAACAAAAGTATTACCTTTTTAAGATTTCGTAAAATTGTTGGTTGAGCGCATCCATTTCGCTCTGATCCACATAGAAGTCAGTGCGGGGATCATAATAAGCGCCTTCTTTGTTGTCATAATACAACACTCTGCCTGAGAAGTTGAACGGACCTTCCAGACCTGCACGAGCACCGTATTTTTCACGCATGGCATCAACCTCAATGACCTTGTAACCCATGGCAGACTCCTTGTTGCTAAGTCCATAGTATAGCAAAACGGGAATTATCAGTCAACCGATCAAAACTAAACCCAAAGTTGTACAATTTTAGGATCGCGTACTTCGTGCGGCTTGGGATGGCCGTGGAATACCATAACACAAGTGTCAGAATCAATCACAGCACCTGCTCCGGGTGACCGTGGTACACGCATGGGAAACGCAAAGCCGCCATCGGCAATTTGCCAGCGATAACTCTTGATTCGGTTAACGTCAAAATATCTACGATTGTTGTAGTCAATGGTGGCGTTTAGATAATCCTGGTCGCCATGATACTGCTTTACTGTTTTGGTTACATCTTCTGCTTTAAATTTTTCCCATACATGTTGATAACGTTCTACATTCCACCACATGATACTGCTGTTGATGCCTGACAAGGTAGGGTGTTGCAAATATCTAAAATCTTTTATGGTCCAAAACTTTTCTGTGTCATGATGTGTGATCCATGTGATGTCACCGTTGATTACCACATCCAAATCAAAATACAACAAGTTGCCTTGATAGTGTTCTGGATTAAACAATTGCATTTTGTACCACCAAGACTTTTTTGGACCGCTAATACCTTTCCACTCTTCTAAACAATGTTTAATCATGTGTGGCGGCACTGATCTGTCATGTTCTGTATAAACGTGCATGCGACATCCGCCAGATAGTCGTCGATTCAACATGTTGTACAGTCGTTCAACATAGATCCAGTCATACCCTTTTCCGTGAATAACGCAGGCGCAGTCGGTCATTTGGTCAGTGCGGGTTCTATTCTTTTTAGCCATGTTCCTTTACGCAATTCATCAAGTGTGTATTCAGTGTGGCAAATTTGTCTAAGCCATAAGTCTCTATCTGTTTCATAAGGTTGTTCGATGTCACTAAATCCAACCCCTACAGGATACGCCAAGCTGGTCATATCCACAACTGGACGTACTCCTGCAATGGCTGCTTGTATGCCCGGTCCGGAATTGTAGTTTACCACAGCATGACAATCAAAATGCATGTCATAACTGTCGTATGTGTTGGCTAGTTTTTTTGGAGGCTCAACACTCACACCAGTTGGCAAGTTGTCTAACATCAATCTGCATCGCGGATGCGGGCGTATGGTAATGGGTCGATCTGTGTTGTTTCTTAGAATGCCAATTGTATTGGTAACCCAATCAGTCATGTTAACGCCGGCAACTTGCAAACTGCGATCATGCTGTGCGGCAATGACGATGTTGGGTTTGGAACCAAGTTGGTTGGCTATACTGATCTTTAGTTTGGCAGGTCGGTCCCAATCTAAATTGTCCAAGTGGCCATAGTAGCCTTGTGAGGTAATGTTGTTTACTGCAATCTTCCAAGTGTTGCCGCGATATAGCGCACCTATTTCAATTATCACAACTGGCTTGTTTTGTGATCTATAGTGTTTGTACACAGCCTGATTGGGTGCCATACGCCCGGCCCACAACACTGACCAAATTACAGCCGCATCAGCAGTCATGGAATTTTCTTGTGTTTGTATGCCGCGGGCTTGTAAGTAATCTAACACCGCCGACATTACGGGCCTACTGTTTTGAGCACACTGAGAAGGAAAATAGGCTATGTTATTGATCATAAGTATGTGAGATGAAATACACTGTAATTACCACTTTCAACGCGGATGGTTACGCAAAGTACGGCCAGCGCATGATCCAAACGTTTTTGCAAACATGGCCAGTTGATTTGGTTGTGTATGCAGAAGGATGTACTGTTCACGAAACAGCTTCTAACCTTGAGGTCCGTGACATTGCTATGGTCAATGAACTCACTGCATTCAAACAACAGTGGCAAAACGTTCCTCGAGCAAATGGAGATGTCAGTGCCGATCCAGTTAGATCAAAACGCAAAGATGCCGGCAAAGGATTCAAATGGGACGCTGTGAGATTTGCTCACAAAGTCTACAGCATTTTTCATTGTGCCAAACACACTGACACTGATTGGCTAATTTGGATGGATGCAGACACAGTGTGTCATAGCCCTATTTCAGTTGATGACTTGAGTAGGCTGTGTCCCAACGACAAAGATCTTTGTTTCTTGGGGCGGCGTGGCAAATATACTGAATGTGGATTATACGCTATGAATCTCCACAGCCAGCGCACAAGAGATTTCTTAACGCAATTTCAACAATACTACGATCAAGCTGAACAAGGAATTTTTACGTTGGCCGAATGGCATGACTCTTTTGTGTTTGATGCAGTAAGAAAACATTTACCATTGGTAGAAATTGATTGGAGCGGGCATCTGATCACAGGCGAAGGTCATCCATTAATCAATTCAGATTGGGGCGCATACTTGGATCACCTCAAAGGTGATCGCAAAACTCTGGGCAAGAGCAAGTCCAAAGATCTAAAAGTAATCAGATCCGAAGCGTACTGGTCTCAGTGATAGCTAAAGGTTGCCTGTCGACTAAATTACCAATTAGTTCACGGATAATTTCATCTACATTGTCTGCATCTTTGATTCCTGCTTTTAAATGTTGCAGGTAAGGATGCAGATGTGTTTTAGGTAAAGGTGTTTTGCGATTGTCTGGATTGATATCTTTAAACTTGGCACGGTCCTGAAATTCAATCACGCATGCACCAAACACATCAGTGTCAATAAATCTACGCAAATTATGTGTGATTTTTTGAGTGTAGTATTCCTTGTAGCGACAAGCAAAGGCCTGTGCTTCAGGATGTTGTAAATTAAAAAAATACACACAGGTTTCGCTAGAAAACAATGGTTTTTCAAACTTGATATCAACTCCATTATCATCTCGTTTGCCATCATACCATACACCCATAAATGTGGCTAACAAGTTTGGATCACATTGTTGTTCTAAAAATTCTTTAGTCACAGGTTGTTTGGTCATTACATCTGCATCTAACCAGATTAAATAATCAGCCGTAGAATTTTGCACAGCATGCACCCAACTGTAGCCTTTTTTGGCAAAAGTTTTGATGCGACTTTTTACATCTGGATCCCTCATAAATCCATAAAACTCTTGATCTAGGTCAGCAATGTCAATTTGTGTTATGCGATCATTGTGTTCTAGTTCACAATTTTCAACGTAGGCCAACATTTGTACGTCTTTTGGCCAGTACTCCAACCAACTGGTGATGCTGTGTTTGCCCACATGGTCATAGTAGGCTTTGCTAAAACTGGTCATAACGTCTATTTTCATTGTGTCCTCATTTGTTATTTTATTTATAGGCTAAGTTAATGAGTAAATAGATTTATGAAAATATTAGTAACTGGCAGTAGTGGCTTTATTGGCCAACACCTTGTGCCTGCTTTAGAAACACAAGGACATGTAGTAGTTAGAGCAGACCGCACAGATGGGTGTGATCTAACTGTAAAAGCAAATGTAGATTCGTTACCAGATGTGGACATTGTGGTTCATCTAGCCGCGCACAACGGAACCAAACACTTTTACAATCGCCCACTTGATGTGGTACGTGATAGTGTGCTGCCCACACAATATCTACTGGACCGATATGCAGGCCAAGTAAAACGTTTTGTGTTTACTGGCACCTGTGAAAGTTATGCTGGTGCCGTGGACTTGTTTGATTATCCTGTGCCCACAGATGAACAAGTACCATTGGTAATTAGCGATGTAACCAATCCACGTTGGAGTTATGGTGGCAGCAAAATTGTAAATGAAATCCAGTGTGTCGCGGCTCATGCTCAACTGGGTCAAGAGTATGCTATTATTCGCTATCACAATGTGTATGGACCTGGGCAAGTAGATCATTTTATTCCAGAGTTTTATGAACGTGCTCTTATTGGTGACCTAACATTACACGGGTGGGAAAATACTAGAAGTTTCATGTACATTTCAGATGCTATAGAAGCAACATGCAGAGTCATATTTGAACAACCATTTGCCAATCAAATTATAAACATTGGAGTTGATGATGAGATTTCAATCCAAGATTTGGCTATTCAAATATTGCGTGAAGCAGGTATCTCTGGAGATGTTGTTTGTATGCCAGCACCCAAAGGTTCAGTAAAACGTCGATGTGGAGCAATTGATAAATTTCATTCTTTGACTGACTTTGAAGCAAAGATTACATTACCAGAAGGTATTCGTTCGACTCTAGAAAGTTTAAAATGAAAATAGGTGTTGCTGGTTGGGGTGTGGTAGGATCTGCTTGTGGCGAAGGTTTTAGAATGTTGGGACACAAGGTTAAGATTCACGATCCAAAATTAAAAACTTCGTTGAATGATCTATTGGACACTGAAATTGTGTTTGTGTGTGTGCCAACTCCTGAGGGCGCTGATGGCGAATGTGATTTGACTATTGTTCACGACACCATACGCGGTTTGAAGGATCTTGATTATTACGGAGTAATTGCACTAAAGTCCACTAGCATTCCTGGTACTACTCAGTCTTTGATTGATCAATACCAGGACAAAGACATTTGTTTTGTGCCTGAATTTTTGCGTGAACGATCAGCTCTAGAAGATTTTATTCGAAATCACGATTTACTGGCAGT